AAGGACAACAAGATTGAGGCTGTGGCTGCTCAGGGTTCTCCCCTGGCTGACCTTGCCGATCTCCCCATCTTCGAAGAGGACAACATTGTCCCCATCCGTAAATCATCATGACGTACACCATCTATGGTCGGTCTGGTTGCCAGCCCTGCCAGCAAGCTAAAGCTCTCTTGGAATCCAAGGGAGAAGAGTTCAAGTATATGGATGTCTTCGCCCTTCCAAAGGAAGAGCTTGGTGACTTCCTCAGCAAGGGCTTTAAGACAGTCCCCCAGATCTTTTTGGAGGGGACTCACATTGGTGGGCTTGATGCCCTGAAACAACGTATTAACAAGGAAATCTAATGGCTAACTTTACTATCACTGGGAAGAAGAACCCCGGAGACCTGATCACTGCTGCTGGCGGAGCTTCTCCTGTAGTGGCCGCAGACACCATTACCATCCATGGCTACAGAGAGCCCATTGGTGAAGCTATTCGTCGTGGTCTGATCCGTACAGCCTCTGTCTCTGGCAACACCACCGTGTTCCAGTTGGAGCAGAACCCCGACAAGTTCAACCAGTAAGCCTACAAGGCTCTACAAGGCTTTTTCTGAGGTTACACTACCTACCCCATAGGTAACCTTAGAAAACAGCTCCTAGCCCCCTTTAAAGCATTCTATGACCCCATCCAAACATCCAGCCCTGGCAGACTTCAGGGTATTCATGTTCCTCGTGTGGAAACACCTTGGTCTCCCTGAGCCTACTCCGGTTCAATACGACATAGCGCACTACCTACAGAGTGGACCTAGACGGTCTGTCATCGAAGCCTTTCGAGGGGTAGGCAAGTCCTGGATTACCTCAGCGTTTGTCTGCTGGCTTCTGCTCAACAATCCCCAGCTCAAGATCCTGGTGGTGTCTGCCTCTAAGGAACGAGCCGATGCTTTCTCTACATTCGTCAAGCGGTTGATCAACGAGATCCCCATGCTTCAACACCTGAAGCCTCAGGAGGGTCAGCGGGACTCCGTCATTTCGTTTGATGTAGGCCCTGCCCAACCTGACCACTCACCTTCGGTCAAGTCTGTGGGTATCACCGGACAGATCACAGGTTCTCGTGCTGACATCCTCATTGCGGATGACGTTGAGGTTCCTAACAACTCAGCCACCCAGATGATGCGAGACAAACTCTCGGAGGCTGTCAAGGAGTTCGACGCTATCCTGAAGCCTGGTGGGCGGATCATCTATCTCGGCACACCGCAGACAGAGATGTCTCTCTACAACCAACTCCCTGAGCGTGGCTATGAGATCCGCATCTGGCCCTCTCTGTACCCAGAACTGAATAAGCTGGAATCATACAAAGGCAGGTTGGCCCCCTTGATCACCAAGGGACTGGAGGAGAACCGGGAGCTTGTTGGGAAGCCTACAGATAGTCGAAGGTTTGACGAGGCGGATCTTCTTGAACGAAGGGCCTCCTACGGTCGTGCAGGCTTTGCCCTTCAGTTCATGCTCGACACCTCTCTGAGTGACGGGGATAGGTATCCTCTCAAGGTTGCTGACCTCATCATCCAGAACCTGAACCCAACCATGGCCCATCTTAAAGTGGCCTGGGCGACATCCCCCGAGTTGACTCTCAACGATCTCCCCAACGTGGCTTTGACGGGTGATCGCTACTACCGGCCCATGTGGCACTCCGATGATATGTCTGAGTACACTGGAGCTGTCATGTCCATCGATCCCTCAGGGAGAGGCAAGGATGAGACTGGGTACGCCTGTGTCAAAGCCCTGGCTGGTAACCTCTTCCTCACAGAGGCTGGAGGGATCACCGGGGGTTATGAGCTGGAGACTCTGGAAGCTCTGGCCCATGCAGCCAAGAGGAACCAGGTCAAGTACATCGTTATCGAGGCTAACTTCGGTGATGGCATGTTCACCCAGCTCATCAAGCCTGTCCTAGCGAGGATCTATCCCTGTACCGTGGAGGAGGTGAAACACTCCACCCAGAAGGAAGCCCGTATCATCGACACCCTGGAACCTGTCATGAGCACCCACAGACTGATCGTGGATGCCAAGGTAATCCAGAAAGACTTTGAGACAGCTAAGGATCTCAAGAAGTCCCTGTTCTACCAGATGACCAGACTAACCAGAGATCGAGGAGCCTTGATCCATGACGATAGACTGGATGCCCTGGCTATTGCTGTAGCCTACTGGACTGAGTCTATGGCCAGAGACAACAACAAGGCAGCCAAAGACATCAGGAACCAGCACCTGGACAAGGAGCTGAAGAAGTTCATGTCGAACATCCTAGGGTCTAAACCTAGGCCTACTACCTGGATGTGATCCCCCAAGGAGATGGTTGCCCAATCGGATAGAAATATCCGGGGGATGATCCTAGGCTGAGCACAGGCCACTTAGGGTTCCGGCTTTGGCCGGTCTGGTTCCCTATGGTGCTCGGCATGTAGATCGTTGTTCATGCTAGCTCATAGGCTTCCATCCACCTAACCTACCTAAAGATATCTTGGGGGGTAAGGGGGGGACTCTGGAAGCCCATGGGCTAGCATATAGTAGTTATACTCTCAGAGATAACTAAAGAGTACTTTATGTTATCTATAAGTATTATCTCTAGGGATAATATTATAAATGATAACAAGATAAGATAAACTCAGAGACATCTTAAGGAGGTCACTGAGGGTAGTCTAGGGTGAGACCTTAAGACAGCTCATAGAAGCCCATAGAAGCCCATAGAGGGATCTAGGGGTGTCTTGAACGTAGTGGCTGGGGGGGACTCTAGGTGTGACCTGAGGTGTGACTCTAGGGGGTCCAAAAGTTTTACTAAAAAAATCTCTGAGGGTAACTCGACAAAAACGCTTGGCGATTTCCCCCCGTGCCCCCTCGGTTTCCTGCCTGCTTGGCCAAAAGAAATGCTCTAGGTGTCACAAGAATTGTCCAAGGGTGTGCTAAGTTGTTGATTCATATGGTGTTGCACTAGCTGCATAATCTGGTGGATGGGATCTTTAGTGTTCTTCTGGTGCTCAAGTGTTAAATGAGTGAGTGCCCACTTACTTATTTTAGCCTGTGCTTGTGTATCGGTCGCTTTTGAGTGTTAGTCCTCCTCTAGTCCTCCTCTAGTCCTCCTAAAGGTCACACCTCTAGCCAAGCCTTTAGACTCACCTTTAGACTCACCTTTAGACTCACCTTTAGACTCACCTTTAGACTCACCTTTAGACTCCCAACCCTTTACCTTAGGGTTTCCACCTATTCCATCGGTGAGTTTTCAACGTACACTTCGACCCATGCCAGGCAATAGTGCAGGGCAAGAACTAAGGATCATCATGAATGACAAGTATTGGAAAGATGCAGTGTTCGCGATAGTGCTGGGGACCGCTCTCGGTTTGGTCTTTGCTTCATACTTCTGAGAGAGAACACCATGCCCCAGACTATCCTCTCCCACATGCTCTCCCTGGTGAACCATCACGATGTTCCCTTCAAAGATGCTGCAGCATGTACTGCGCTGAGGTTCAAAGTCTCGGTGCTCTACGTAGAGACCCTATTCTATAGAGGGCTATAAATTTCCATTGACGGGGCACTTGCCCCTAGGCAATAATTGCCTCCTCTCAATCATTCATAGGACTATCACCATGAAAACCCAAGCCCACACCTACACCACAATGGCAGGTAACCCTACACGCAAGCCCATAGGCTTTGTAGTGTATGAAGGACCCTCAGAACTGGATGGTTCACCCATCGTCGTCATTGTGAACCGTGTCTTCACGGCATCGGATAACGTGAAGACTGGTGATATTGTCCAGACCTTCATTATTCGGTCTGATGTCTCCCCGATGGATGCTCTCAGGTCTGGTGAGGATGTCTCAGTGTGCGGTGATTGTGAGCATAGGCCTATCCTGGTGAAGGGTGGCAACGGTAAAGCCCCATGCTATGTGAATGTAGGTCGGTCCGTGCTGTCAGTCTTTGGGGCTTATCAGAGGGGATCTTATGTCAGGGCCACACCTGAAGAGGTCTCTCAGTACCTTTCGGACCGTGTTCTTCGCTTGGGGACGTATGGCGACCCTTTCGCAGCCCCGATAACAGTGTGGTTGCCTATGGTACAGGCTGCAGCCCGTCGTGTGGGTTACTCACACCAGTGGCAACACCCGAAATTTGATGCTGCGGCATGGGGGCCGCTTGTGATGGCATCGGCTGACACAATCGAGCAGCGTGCAAAGGCTAAAGGAATGGGTCTTCGGACATTCCGTGTGGGCTTTGGTGATGAGCTACTCAAGGTAATGGGGGAAACTGTGTGCCCCGCATCCGCAGAAGCGGGAAAGAAAACCACATGCGCTGATTGTCGCTTGTGTGGGGGGACGTCTATCAAGGCGAAGGATATCGTTATCCGGGACCACGCTGTGGGCTTTAAGGGACGCACCGTGTTCAATATCGCTGTAGCATAACCCTTACCGATTGCCAATCGTTGCCCATTGGGATCAGTGGGCAACAGTGGGCAATCCTGCCTGTAACCTAGAACCACCATGCAATACACCCGCACCCATATTCCCTCCGGCCGCACATGGTCCGCACCATTCAATGGTTCGCACCACTACGTTTTTTGTGGCCCGGACGGATACCCTAAGCGGACCCTTGAAAAGGCCGCACAACAGACAATCGACACGTGGAATCGTCAGCAGCCCACAGAGTGGCACTATGTCTTAGGGGCATAAGAATGAAACCTACATACTACGGTACAGAGGTCCGTATTGAAATCCGAGGGTTGGGCCTTGATGGCACCCGGGTAGTCCAAAGGTTTGACCCAGAGGCAAACGCTTGGATCGACGATGCAACTTTCTACGAAGCTTCCGATTCATGTAGTACAGATTCGAAAAGGTACGCCCTGGGGCTACAGTCTACTCTAAGGAAAACCGATGGTCCTTTGGGCTTATCTGCCTGGCCTGGCCTAGCAAAACGAGGTTAAGAGCGGGGGGGTCTTTGTGATAGGTCACCAACCCGTGGCCGTCACAAAGATATCCCGCTCTTGCATTGGGCGCTCCCATACATTTCCAAACCGTGGCCGTCACAAAGATGGCCCATACATTTCCAAACCGTGGCCGCCACAAAGATAACTGAGCATTTCTAAGGGTAATCCCTAGTGGACCTTTAGAAATTCTCACTTAAGATTCTCTACATGTGCTGACCAGAGCACGTTAAACCGGCTGGGTGTAGGGGCGGACGCCTTCGGGACAATCCTACAGTCTCTAAAAATATGCCTTCATTCCGAGGGCATATCATTGGAGATTATAGTGAACTATCCATATTCTTCCGGTTGGCCTACATGGCCCTTTACTCGCCTGTCCCCTAAAGAGATGGCCGCGCTACTCAAGAAGCTTGAGGGTGAGCGGGTTAATCAGTCCTTGGCCGATGCTGAGGAGGCACTGCTGTGAGCCTAGAGCATCTCATAGTTGGGTCCACAGGCGTGGGATACCTCATCGTGGGCGTCTTGCAGTGGTCTAAAGGGGATCTGTCGAATGGCATGATCTGGTCTGGATATGCATTCGCCCAGGTTGGGCTGTGGATGAATCTAAAATGACGACATTAAGAGAAGCCGCAAAGTTGGCGCTTGAGGTGCTGGAACACATAATTTTACCCGGAACATTTCATGAACGTATTAGACCTGTTTTCAGGCATCGGGGGATTCAGTCTTGGCCTAGAACGGGCAGGTATGAAGACCGTAGCATTCTGCGAAATCGATGAGGCATGTCACAAAGTGCTTCGCAAGCACTGGCCTGAAACACCAATTTTTTCTGACGTTACTAAACTTTCTTCTAAGGATTTGAATGAACACATCGACGTTATTTGTGGCGGGTTCCCCTGCCAAGACATTAGCACCGCTGGAAAAGGAGTTGGCCTCGCAGGCGAACGCTCTGGATTATGGTTCCAGTTCCATCGACTCATCTCCGAGATCCGCCCGAGCTACGCGATCATCGAAAACGTCTCCGCCCTTCGCTCTAGAGGATTGGACCAAGTGCTCCGGTCACTCGCTGAGATCGGGTATGATGCGGAGTGGCACTGTATCCCCGCTTCAGCCGTTGGCGCTCCTCACCGTAGGGACAGGGTCTGGATTGTGGCGTACCCCCATGTCAGCGGACGGGACGC